ATTTGATTACAGGTGCAACGAGTTTTAGTGCGGCAATTAACAACAATGTTATTTTATTAGAGGGACAACCAATTACAGGTGGTAAGAGATGGACAACATTTATTGATAATTCAAAATTCACAAAAACGGACACACGTTATACATTACTACCAAGTAATGGTAGAAGATATCTTTATAATGAATCTTCAGATTTTGAAAAACAAGATAATTTTAGAACACTATGGGGAATTGATTCATTACCAATGGGTGAAGGACCAATAAATTATAGTGGACAAACTTTACCATCATATAATCATTACCATAAAACAATTACGAACAAATATTCAATTACATCAAATTACAAAAAAATCATAGATTTAATTGCGGTGTTTAAGTCTGACATTTTAGATATGTTCGAGGACGCGTTTTTAGATTTTGCGGGAGCTAAGTTAAATGAGGAAATCACATATAAACCATACGATGTAAAATATAGTAAATTTCAAGATTTACTTAAAGAAATGGTTTCAGTTAAGAAGGGTACAAATGACCCAACGGACATTAATTCATTAATACCACTAATCATTACAAATCAAACCAATAATTTAAAATACATAACAGAAGGTTTATTGTCTAATGACAATTTAATTAGTTTGACAATGGGTAATCCAAGAGAAGTAAACAATTATGTGTTAGGTGGATTTACAGGTATTGATAACCAAACTTTTTCAGTTAATGAATTTCGTTCATCTCAGGTTACAGATAATTTGGATAATATTAAGTTATTCTTAGGTGAGGATATTGATGGACATTATTTAGATTTTTTTGCATATAACAATGTAGAACTTAATGAAGATAATATTAAACAATTTAGGTCAATCATTTACATATACGCGGGATATCTTAAAACCTTAAAAAATAAACAAAGTACGATAGTCCCATCTACACCTTTCGTTTACCCACCAAAATCAGCATTTATTAATTACTTAAATGTTAATTTAATAAGTGGGCCGACTGATAGTGTCACTAAAGTTAGTACTATGAATGATAGGTTAACTTTATTTTTAACTACGTTAATTACAAAAATACAATCTACAGAACTTGAGATTAAAAAGGGAGCACAATCCTTAAACATAGTTAATGGATATAATGATGACCCAATAAAACTTGAACTTTACAATTATTTTAAATCTTTTAATGATAAATGGATTGCAGGTAATTCAATTGGACAAAGAGGATTATTAGAAGAATTCTTATTCATTGATAAAGCAAACAAAGATATCGGTGATAAGGTTTTCTTAGATATGGAAAGACTTATTGGATTAACTAACAATAAGAACGGTAGAATAAATCTATATAGCGCATTGTCTATGTTAATACAAGATACGGGATTTGACATGAGAGCACTTCCGGCGTATGTAAATTTTTATGGAACCAATTTTAGTAACAAAAAGAAAATTGCGCCAACTAAAAAAGTTGCTGAAAGTTTATTCGGTACTTTTTTAGAGGTTGATTATCAAGAGTCGTCACCAAAAATTATATTACAATATATTGGACCAACTTCAAAACACTTGGAGTTATCTGATATTAGTAAAAAATACAAATACAAGGATGATAGTTTCAATGTTGGAGACCCAAATAATAATCCTGTATTAGTTGCCAACGACGCGTTCCTTAATACCGATTTTTCTAAGTCTAACAAAGTAGTGGCGTTTGAAGTTAGTTTTGGTGACCAAAACCAATCAATGTTTAAATCGGTACAGTTAGACCAAAGTAGTGTTAAACAAACATCCGAATCATTTAAGGTGATGGAAAGACTTGGACAACAAGAGACAGGTTCAAGTACCGCGCAAATAGACGTTGGTTTATTTGACATCTATAGACAATCATCATACACATGTGATGTGACATCGTTAGGTAACGTTATGATACAACCAACAATGTATTTTTATTTAAAAAATATACCTTTATTTAAGGGGTCATATTGGATAACCGAAGTTAACCACTCGATTAGTGTTGGAAATATTGAAACGACATTTAAAGGAACTAGAGTTCCAATTCAATCATTACCTGACCCTAAAGATTCTTTCTTAGCAAGTTACCGAGCACTTTTTGATAAGATGGTAAAGAAAGCGGTGACGAGAGTAAATTCAGAAACACAACAACTCAAAAACGCAAAAGGAACCGAAACGGTAATACAAAATGATGAAGGTACGTTTACCATTGATATTGGTGGTAAAGATATTAAAGGAGAAAGATTGGTTAATCAAACAAATCATAATGAATATGGTATTCCATACAACGGTAAAGATGGAGAAAAATACATCCAACTAATAACCTACAATAAGGAAGAATGGTTACGTGCCAATGTTGTTCAAATGGGAGGAAAAAAATACCCAATTGATAATGAGTTGAATATGAATTATGTATCTAAATTAAATAAGAGTATTGATACACCTGTAATATTAAAATGGTCAGATATAAAGGATAATAAACAAATGTACTATTCGACTAAATTTAACGTTGGTGTATCTACCCCCGATTTTGTGGTTAATAAATTTAAGGTTACGGAATTTCTAAACCCTGATAAAAATATTAGACATAAACTAAAAACCAACATTAGTAGTGTGAGTAAAACATACGAGGGTCCGGTTAATGTTGGTCCTGCAATTGACGGATATGGGATTGGGATGTCAAAAGCGTTACTTGATAAATTAAAATTATTCGACGGGGATGTGGTTTATTTCAAAATGACTGAGTAGATTAACAAAACTATAGATATTTATACTTATAAAAACAATTATTATGGATGATAATAGATTAAATGACACCATGGATAAATTCCTTTCACCAAAGAACGTTAAAAACGTATCTAACGATGGAATGGAAAGAGAAGAGTGTGACATGGTAACTGGTGAATGTTACGTGATTAGGTCAAAAGACGGGATTGTAGAAAGAATCAATAAAAAGTATATTACCGAAGACGGTAGACAATTATTACAAGACTAAAATTATGTTAGAAAACAAATTACACGAAGAGTTGATGCGTTATAAAGCAATCAACAAATATGGTACCACTATGATTATGGAACAAGAAGTTCCTGTGGACCCTGCATTAGGTGGTGAAGTACCTCCGGCTGACCCTGCGTTAGGCGGTGAAGCACCTGTTGACCCCGCATTAGGTGGAGAAGTACCCCCATCTGACCCTGCGTTAGGTGGTGTACCTGAACCTGCACCGGGAGAAGACATGGGAGCACCCGCTGACCCAAGTGCAGAAGGAGATGCAACTGAAGAAATTGACATCACCGATTTAGTTAATATGACTAAAAGCATTAAAAAACAAATGGACGCATCAAAAGACGAAAGTAATGGTGCAATCCAAAAGATGGATAGTGTATTCTCTAAATTATCAGAATTAGAAGGTAAATTAGGTGAAATGGATACAGTACTTGCTAAAATTGATGAATTAGGTTCAATGATACAACAAGTTAAACCTAAAACACCTGAAGAGAAACTTAACATGCGTTCTTTGGATTCATACCCATTTAACGAAAAACCACAAGAATTTTTTGCACACAAACAAGGTGAAATGAGACAAAGTGGTAAGAATGAATATGTTTTAACTAAGGATGAGGTTGAAAACTACGGTAAAGACCAAATAATGAAATCATTTAATCCAGATTTAGATAATGCAGCTCAGTACTAACGTTCAGTTTCTTTTAGAAGCACAAACACAATTTAAAATCTTACATTGGCAAACTAAAGGTTTCGCCAGACATAAAGCTTTCGGAAAAGTCTATGATGTATTGGGAGATTTAATTGATACCTTTACAGAAGTAGCAATGGGTAAGTATGGTAGGTTTTCTTTCAGTGAAAATGAAAAAACACTTAAACTTCAAAACATCACCGAATTGGAATTGGGTCTTTTTATTAAGACTATAAAGGGTAAACTTTTAGATATGAGTTCAGATTTATCAGATAAAGACTCTGACCTATTAAACATTAGAGACGAAATGTTGGCCGAAATTAATAAATTAAGTTATCTTTTAACTTTAGAATAAAATTATAATATAAAATGATATCAGGTTCAGCAGCAACAACAGGTTCAGAATTAACAAGAACAACACTAACATATGTAAATAATATGGTAACCGGTGCAACATCTCAAGGATTATTTCGTATATTTGTACCTAATCAATACATTGACGATTCGATGGTAACCATTTTAAGAAACACCTACGGTTATAGTGTTACACCACAAAATTCATTTAACGGAACAAATAATGATTATATCATTAGTTGGGAACCACCCATAACATAGATGGTAAATAAAAATATATTAAAAATAGTTTAGCCCAGATTTTGAAGTCTGGGTTTTTTTATGTATATTTTAGTATAAACAAATCAATTAATTTAAATTTAGAAACATGTCAACATTTGATGCAGTACTAGCACAGTACGAGAAGAACAAAAACAACGCCACAGGTGGCAATGCAAACAAAGTATCCCAAGAGGATAGAATGAAACGTTATTTCACAACTATTTTACCGAAAGGTTCAAAAGGTGAAGAAAGACGTATCCGTATTTTACCAACTAAAGATGGTTCATCACCCTTTACTGAGGTGTATTTCCACGAAGTACAGGTAGACGGTAAGTGGGTTAAATTGTACGACCCAAAACAAGAAGGAAAACGTTCACCATTAAACGAAGTATGTGACAGTTTAATGATGACGGGTGTAGAATCGGACAGAGAATTAGCAAGAACGTATCGTTCTCGTAAATTTTACATCGTAAAGGTTATCGACCGTGATAACGAACAAGATGGTGTGAAATTTTGGAGATTTAAACACAATCACAAAGGTGATGGTATTATGGACAAGGTATTCCCTATTTTCCGTAACAAAGGTGATATCACCAATGCAGAAACAGGTCGTGATTTAATTCTTTCTTTAGCTTTAAGTAAAGCGGGAACAGGAAAAGAATACACAACTATTAATTCAGTAATCCCTGAAGACATTGGAGTATTACACACTGACGCTGATGTTTCAGACAAGTGGGTTAACGATGAGTTAACTTGGTCAGATGTATACTCTAAGAAAGGTGAAGACTATCTTGAGTTAGTAGCAAGAGGAGAGGCACCACGTTGGGATAATGACCTTAAGAAGTATGTATCGACAACTTCAGGGGAGGAAACCTTCGGAGGAGCAAAAACACAAACACCTTCAGTACCGGCGGTTGACCCACAGGTAGACGAAGAAGTAGACGAAGACCTGCCATTTTAGAATGGTAAAACTACCTTTCTAATATTTCCACATATTTATATTAAAATAAGTGGAAATATTATGAAAGAAGTTAAAGAAAAAAAATGTTTTAAATGTGAACATATTTTACCAATTAAAAAGTTTTATACACATAAAAAAATGCCCGACGGACATTTAAATAAATGTATAGAATGTACTAAAATTGATGTTAAAAAAAGAGAAAATGAATTAAAAAATAATCCAGAGTGGATTGAACAAGAACGAGAACGAAATAGAGAAAAATACTATAGGTTAAAATATAAAGGTAAGTATAAACCAACAACAGAGAAAAAAAGAGAAATCACTAAAAGATTTAATCAAAAATTTCCTGAAAAATACATGGCCTCGAAATATACTGAAATTTATTTATCTAAAGTTACGGGATTTCATTTACACCACTGGTCATATAATCAAGAAGATTGGTTAGATATAATTCAACTATCAATTAAGGAACACAATTTAATACATCGACATTTAATATATAACCAAGAAAAAATGGTATATTACACAAAAAACGGTGAACTATTAGACAGTAAAGAAAAACATTTAGAATTTATTCAAAAAATTATATAAAAAACAAACAACATGGCAGGTATAAAAAAGAACGATTTTTCGGCGTTAAAGAAAAAGTTCTCAAAAGAAGCATCCTTCAAGGCCGAGAGGTTCTTTGATTTAGGAAATGCGTTCTTAGAGGCAACAGGGTTACCGGGACCAGCGATGGGACATATAAACATGTTACTTGGACATTCAGATACAGGTAAAACAACCGCATTAGTGAAAACGGCTGTAGATGCACAAAAGAAAGGAATTCTTCCTGTCTTTATCATTACAGAACAGAAATGGGATTTCCCACACGCTAAATTAATGGGATTTGAATGTGAACAAGTAGTAGATACAGAAACGGGGTCAATTGATTGGGACGGATTCTTCCTTTTCA